GTTGAAGCCAGCGCTAACCTGACAGTGGGCTTAGCACCCGGTTTAGTGCTGCAGCAACAAACCACCCAATCGAATGGCTTAAATATGCAGATTACTTCAGGCAATACCGGTAATGTCTGGAATGGAGCTCCTTAGTGGCCGATCAGCAAACCTATCGTGACCGCTGGGCTAAAGCGGATTTTGACGGCTTTGAGTTTTTAACTGACAGCCATGATGCTAAAGGTGGTCGTCGTTTAGTTGTGCACGAGTTTCCGGGTGCCGAAGAACCGGAGGTCGAAGACATGGGTGGCAAGTCTCGCGAATTTCAGATTAACGCTTATTTCATCGGGGCCAGCTACGATCTGGAGTGCAACGGGCTGATGGCCAAGCTCAACCGGCCGGGTGCGCGTTGGTTGACTCATCCCTGGTTGGGATTGCTCTGGGTGCGAGCGCATCAATGGTCAAGACAAGAAAGCAGCGACAAAAACGGCTACTGCTCACTAACAATCGCCTTTGTTCCGGGTGGTGAGCAGCCATACAGCGCTGAACCGGATAAGGTCGATATCGCGATTGATCGTACTCATAAGTTGGCCGATGCCGCGCAGGACGATTTTGACATGGAGCCGATGAGTGCCGACGGCTTAACTGCATTTGTAGCCGCTGTACAGGGAGGGTTGGAGGTTGTGCGACAGGTTATATCGCTGGCTACGCTGCCGCTGACATGGGCGCAGCAGATCATGGGCCTGGTTGCCAGTATAAAGGGTGAATTGGCAACATTGGCCGGATTGCCTGGCGAATATGCTAATGCTCTGAGAGGCTTGACTGATGCCTTGGGTCTTGGTTCCGATGCGGCGAATTTTTCCGATGTTGCTCAAGACTCGGTTACGCGCTTTGCAACCATCGGCACCGGTGCGGTCGCTCAGCAAGCGGCATTTTCGGATACGGCTCGGGTTCGACTGGTGTCATGCCTTGCAGCACAGGCGCAGCAAACAAGTATTGCTAAATTGAGCGGCGTTGCCGCTGGTGACGGTGTGGTTCGACGCAATTTACTGAGGGAAAGGGATTTGCGCTGTCGGCTGTTCCTGGTAGCCGCCGCGCAAGTGGCATTAGCTGATTATCGATCGGAGGCAGATCGCGAGGCTGCGTTGGCAAGTGTGATATCTGCATTTGATGTGCTGTTACCTGGTTTGCCTGATCCGGTTTTTCAGGCCGCAGTGTCGGCCCGTACTGCGTTGATTGAGGCGCTAATGGCTCAAGATTTGAAGCCGCAATCGGTGCGTGACGTGGTGTCGTTTCTGCCCGCTACGGTGCTGGCCCATCGGTTGGGTGTAGATGAGGCAACATTTATGGCGCAGAACAATGTGCGTCATCCGCTGTTTGTTCGAGGACGCGTTTATGGTTGAGATTCGTTTTGATGGTGTGCGCTATGGACATTGGCAAAAAGTCTCGGTCAGCGAGTCTGTCGATGATCTGTGTGCATCGGTGCGTTTATCGGTTACCCGGCCTGGAACCGGCGACTCGTTAGGGTTGTCCGCAAATACGGTTGCTGAAGTATTGATCGACGGCATTCTGGTATCCACTATTCGTCCTGATGTGATCCGCCGTTCTGTGGATGCGGAGAGCCATAGTATCAGCATTGATGCTCGGTCTTTGGCCCGAGAGCTGGTCGATTGCCAGTACTCCAAGGCGTTATCCGGTTTAAAGCTGGGCGAGATTGTAAAGCAGCTTTGTAGCGTATTTAAAGTGCCTGTAACGATTGCTGCCGAAACGGCTGTTGTGCCTGATTTTGCGATGCAGTGCGAGTCTCCGGCCAATGCACTGATCAATGCGGTGCGCGCATCTAATCTGATGTTACACCCGTTACCTAACGGCGGACTGATCCTGACTAGCCCTACCGCTGCCGCGCCGGTCGCCACTTTAATATATGGTTCGCATATCAAGCGCTATGACGTGGTCGACGAATTTAAGTTGCGGTTTTCTGATTACTGGGTAAAGGGCTATGACTACGAAAACGATGCGGCGCTAAAAGGTGCGGCAAAAGACGATGGTATCGGTTATTTTCGTCCGATGCACATCGTCGGTGATCGTCACGGGCAAGGGTTGGGTGGCTGTGACCGTCGCGCCCTAATGGAGCGCAATCGACGCTTGGCCAGGGCGCACCGTCTCGATTTGGAGGTGGTGGGCTGGACGCATGCAGGCGGCCTGTGGGCTATCAATACACAAGTGCGGGTGATTATCCCTGCTGAGGGCATTGATGGGGTTTACTTGATCGGCGAGCGGGCTTTTACGCTGGATGATAAAGGCGGCAGTATTACTCAACTGCAGGTGATGCATCGCGAAGCATTCCTGGGTGAAGAAAAAAAAGGCGGAAAGCATGGCTCGACTGCGAAAAGAAGTAAGAGATGAGTGATGTTTGGAATCGCTTGCGGCTAATGGTTGCCCAGGGGGTTGGTACGCTGATCGGGGCTGATTTCGTTCAGGTGCGGGTGTTGGATGGAGAGACGCTAAAAAACATTAGGCGGGTGGAACAGTACGGGCTTAGTTATCGGCCAAAACCGGGCTGCCAGGTTTATTTACACTTTCCGGCCGGAGATCGGTCTTATGGTGTGGCGCTGGTGATCGGCGATAAGCGCTATCAGATGGAGCTGGAGGAAGGCGAGGTGGCTTTGCATGACGATGAAAATAATTATGTGCATATCAAGCGTGGCGGCATTATCGAAGTAAAGGCCGCAACTAAGGTGATTGCCGATACGCCGCTGTTTGAGACGACCCATGACATGAAGATTGGCGGCAATGTCGAGATACTCGGCGGGTTGAAAGTTAGGGGCAAGGATGTCAGCGATACTCATACGCATACCAGCACTGCACCCGGTACGCCGACCAGTGAGGTTAATTGATGCTAAAGCTGGTACAGATTGATAACGGTGTGTTTGACTTGGTGTTCGATGACCCGGCTCTCAATGATGCTGATGCGGCGGTAGCGACATTGGTGTATGCAGCGCTATTTACTGATGCTGAAGCGCCGGTTGATCGCGAGCCTGATCGCTTTGCGCGGCGCGGCTGGTGGGCTGATCCGCAGGCCGGTAGCGGTTTGTGGTATGTACGTCGGCAACCCTTAGGTAGTTCCGCCAGGCGTGAAGCATTGGCAATGGTGCAGTCGGCGTTAATGAGTCACTCCCCAGCGTTGGCGGAGGTGAGTGTCACAGAGCGGGTTGTGCCTACTGGAAATGTTTCCAGCGTTTTTTTAGAAATCACCGGTCTGCATAATGGCCGTAAGTTTATTTTGAGTACACCGTTGTGACTACGTATCTCCGTCCTTCCTATGCTGAGTTGAAATCCCGTATCGAAACCGATCTGGCCGGTATTCCTGCTGTTTTGCGGGGGCCATTGTCGGCGGCGTGGTCGCGGGCTTGTCATAGTCAGCATGGTTTTTTGGAGTGGATTGATGCACAGTGCTCGCCGTTGACCTGTGAACTGGAGCGGTTATATGACTGGGCGGCGCTGTATGGCGTTGATCGGTTATTGGCGACAGCCGCTATCGGCAATGCCCTGGCTACCGGCACGGCAGGAACTCCGCTGCTGGCAGGGACTTTATTACGCGGTCCGAATGGGTTGGATTACGCGGTATTGGCTGCCGTGGTACTTGGTTTAGGCGCAACCCCTGTGTCTATTCGTTGTACCACTACGGGCAGCGGCGGCAATTTGAGCGCTGGCCAGGCCTTGACGCTGATTGATCCTGTGCCGGGCTGTGCCAGTACGTTGACTATAGATGTCACTGGTATTACTGGCGGTGCCGAAGATGAGTTGGTGGACGCTTGGCGGATACGTGTTGCTGATGAATGGCGGACGGTGACGACTCGCGGCGCTCGATCCGGAAAGCCTGATGATTATCGTTGGTGGGCAAAAAGCGCACATCCATCTGTCAGTGGTGCGTTGGTTCAAATGCACGCTTTGGGCTTGGGCACGGTGATTGTTCGGCCGATTTGTAACAGCTTGATCAATCGTCTGCCAACGTTGGCTGTACTTGATGCGGTGTCTGCTTACTTTTTGGATATTGCTCCAGCGACCGCCGATTGGCGAGTAGTTGCGCCGATTGTGCTGCCGGTGAGCATATCCATTCATCTGCTGGCTGGCTTTGACACCGCTGCGAACCGAACAGCGATTACCGCCGTACTTAACTCGCTTGTGCTGGCCGAGTCCAGCGAAGAGTCGGTACTGGCCATGGCGGAAATCGACGCCGCCATTGCTACCGTCACCAGCCAATATACCCGCTTGTCTCCGCTTGTCGATACCGCAGTGGCGGCAGGTGAAGTGCTGGTGTTGAATCCAGTCGTGTGGGTGTGAGATGGAGATTGTAGTCCATAGCCCAAGACAATTCGCCGATGGCATTAAAGGATTGCTCCCTCAAGGTGCTGCGTGGGATTGGCCTGAAGGCGGATTTGGCGATGCACTGTTCCTGGACACCGCCCAGGAACTGGCGAGAGTGGAAGCCGAAACTCAAAAAGTGCTGGATACGGCTATTGAGCTGCATCGGCCAAAGAATAGCAGCTGGCATATCAGTCAGTACCGTCGTGTGGCAAATGAAGCGATTTCTGGCGTGACTGAAACAATGCCGCGTCGAGCCTTTGTCGTTGGGAGTACGGTTGGGCAGCGGTTGTGGAGCCAGGCGGCTCCTGACCTGACGTTTCCGGTCGATCTGGTACAGGTTGATCATTTGGTTGGACCGTTTCGTGTCGGCAGTCATGTTGGTGAAAGATTATGGGGCACTCGTAGTCGCTATGTGTTGAGGGTACGTTATTACAGGTCCGTGGTTGATCCACTGTTATTGTGGGAGGCGTTGATGGATTTTAAACAGGCTCATGTTTTTTTGTGGTTTGAGGATATTACAGGTATAGGTGGTGAGGTGAATTATGCACAGAATTGATGGCGCTGGCCATGTTGGCAATAGGTTTGTGGCGGAAGATCCTGCGACGAATCGTCCACCGACCGAGGTGACGGAAGCAATCCTGAATACGTTTCAGGAGGAGTTGGCTGGATTCATTGAGTGGGCCGGGCTGGTCTTAAATAAGGCGGATGACTCACAGCTTAAGCAGGGGCTGCTGGCGAAGTTTGCATTGCTGGAGCTATCGGCTACGCATGGGCAATGCCGTCTTGCGCTTTCTGGTTCGAACCTTAAGCTGTCGCCATTCAATGGCAACAAGCTTATGATCAATGGTGCAGTGAAGGTTATTCCTTCTGCTGGGGTAACCATAGCTTCAGCCGGATTAATCCCATTAACACTTTATTACGTTTATGCATATATTAACTCTGGTGCAATAGCATTAGAGCTTAGTACAACTGGGCATAGCGTTGATGCAACAACCGGCGTTGAAATTAAAGCTGGAGACGTGACTAGATCGCTGGTGGGCATGATCAAGACAATTACTGGCCCCGCCTTTGCGGACACGGCAGCACAGCGATTTGTGATCAGTTGGTTTAATCGCCAGCATATAGGAGGATCAAGTAAGTTTTCAACAAATAGATCAACGGCCAGCGCTACGTTTGTGGAGCTTAATACAGAGATACGTAATGAATTTTTAACCTGGAGCACTGATGCTGTCACTGCAAGCCTATCTGGCTCTGCATATATTGACGCTCCGGCGAATTATTTTAGCTTTGCGGCAATCGGTTATGACGGGGTTTCTGTGCTATCTAATGCTGTAGCACGATGGTGGACGGCTGACAACAATACGTGTCCTATTTCGATTGCTGATACGCGGACGCTTGCTGAGGGGTACCACTACATCACTGTGGTGGCGCGAGTCTCAAATGCCGCGATAACGCATACATTCAACGGTGGCGCGCTCACCGATGACCAGACAACCCTGCAAATCAAGCTTAATGGATAATGGTATGAAAAAAATAGGCATTACATTTGGTGACGAATTGACTGCGGCTGGGTTAGCAGGTCTGTCTATCGGCTGGGGTGGTGATGGTGCTATTGCTTTCGGGGTCGATATAACCGCAGCGCAACAAGCGGCAGTATTGGCGGTATATGAGGCACATAATCCTGATAAATCATGCAGGAAAACTGTCATGAAGGCCATCAACGTCGAGCGTGATCGTCGTAAGTCTGCAGGTCTTAATTGTGGGTCAAAATGGTATCACAGCGATGCCGATAGTCGTATTCAGTATCTTGGTCTAAAAGACAAGGCACGTGACTTGTTAGCGGAGGGGGGGGCGATGACAGATCCCATCAAAATTCTCGGTCAGTCGGTTCAGTGGAAAACGATGGGCGGTTTATTCGTCAATGTGACTGCACAGCTTGCCTTCGATATCGTGGCTGCTGTTGGTGATCTTGACGCACAACTGTTTACAGTTGCCGAATCGCATAAAGTCATAATGGAATCCAGCGCTGATCCTGCCTCCTATGACTTCTCCGGTGGCTGGCCGCAATCGTTCGGTGAATAAACGTTATTAGACGGTGCGACCGCAAAGGGTGATAGAGCACTCCTTGCAGCCACCTTCAGCAGATGGACCCTGCGTCTGGCCTAGACACCGTGCTGTGCACACAGCGGCGCTAGGCTATCACGCGAGTACAGTTAATGGAAACAATTCGTTGCGGGAACTGCCGGAAGAAGCTGGCAGAAGCTGAGTTTATACGCTTGTCGATCAAGTGCCCTCGGTGTGGGGTAATTAACCAACTGAAGGCCGTTGAGCCTCTAATCAGTATGCCCAGAGCATCAGAAAACGAGGTTTTATATGACAAATCCAATCATCCCCTGGATAGGCGGTAAAAGACGTTTGGCAAAACGTATCCTGCCAATTTTTCCAACTCATGAGTGTTATGTTGAACCGTTTGCAGGAGGTGCGGCTCTTTTCTTTCTTAAGGAGCAATGCGACGTTGAAGTGCTAAATGATATTAATGGAGAATTGGTTAATCTATATCGCGTGGTTAAGCATCATCTTGAGGGGTTCATCAGGCAGTTTAAATGGGCGTTGGTTAGTCGGCAGATTTATAGTTGGCTTAAGATGACTCCTGATGAGACGTTGACCGATATTCAGCGCGCTGCCCGATTCTATTATTTACAAAAGATGGCATTCGGCGGCAAGGTTGCCAATCAGACTTTTGGAATAGCTACTACCAGCGCTCCTCGACTCAATCTACTGCGGATTGAGGAAGAGCTTTCTGCAGCGCATTTGCGGTTATCTCGGGCGTATATTGAGCATTTGGCTTGGGATGCGTGTATTAATCGCTATGATCGACCCCATACTTTGTTTTATTTGGACCCGCCATATTGGGGTACTGAGGGCTATGGCGTTACTTTTGAACTTGATCAATATACCAAGATGGCTGAGTTGGCTAAATCAATCAAAGGCAAAATGATTATTTCGGTTAATGATATCCCTGAGATGCGCAAGGCTTTTGATGGGATGGAAATGGAAAGTGTGGGTATCAATTATACGGTAGGAGGTGGCAAGCGGAATAAAGCTGCAAATGAGTTGATTATACGTAACTGGTAGTGATTATTCCCCGTCCTGAATTCAGGGTGTTCATGCAATTATTGTTCATCCGGAATTCAAACGCTATTTGTCCGGAATTCAAACGCGCTTTACTATGTGATGGAGAATTCAAACAAAAATCTTTTTTGCGATTTAATCATGAAAGGCGGAATCACCAGTGGCGTCATTTACCCGAAGCTCATCGGCAAGCTAGCCGAGAAATATCGGCTAAAAAATATAGGCGGCACCTCGGCCGGTGCGATTGCAGCAGCCGGGGCGGCGGCAGCGGAGTTCAGTCGGTACACCCAGCAAAATAATCCAAACTTAGGCTTTGATAAATTAAAAGAATTACCCGTTTTTCTTGGAGAGATTCCGAAAGGAAGCGAGTGGCCGCGATTGTTGAGCCTATTCCAACCGTCCCCGACTTTAAAGCCTCATTTCGAGGTTTTGCTCAATACCCTACATGTTAAGCTAAAGATGCTAGTCGTTTTGGAAATTGCTTTTCAAATGGTTCGCTATTTCCCATTGCCCTCCTTGATTGGATTAGCGATAGGTACGCTTTTGCTGTGGTCGATATTTTTGGGGCTAACGGGCCATTCTTTTGTCGCACTTTGCGGCGCCTTAGCTATACTGGCGGGCTGGGCTGTCGATACATTGATTATCCGCTTTTGGTTCAGAGGAAAAATTGAGGACAATCAAGATTTGCTCCGTACAGTAGGCATCTGGTTTCTGCTCGGCATCGTCTGGACCGCTGTCGCCGCATGGCTTTTCAGCCCCCTTGCTCCGTCATTCCTCGTGTCCATTCTAAAAGTAAGCAGCTTAACGCTGGTAACGCTATTAGTCAGTTTTGTTATTCTGGTTGCTACCCTTTTCTATTTTACCCGCTCCTTGGTAAACGGCTTGGCAGAAAATGGCTTCGGTTTTTGTAGCGGCTTGAATGCAGATGAAAGGGCTGACCCGAAGGCGTTAACGAATTGGATGACTGGTTATTTTAATGAATTGGCAGGACTTAATGAAACCGATAGACCGCTGACTTTTGGCGATCTATGGAGAGGGTCACGGAACCAAGAAAGCGAAATTCCGGTAGAAAAAGACCGAACGATTAACTTCGAAGTGATGACTTCTGCAGTCAGCCGGAAAATGCCGTATCGAATTCCATTCATGCTGAAAAGTACGAAATATTTCTTCGATCCGGTCGAATGGGAGCGGTTATTTCCGCAGAATGTGATTGATCAATTAAAAATCAACGGTGCTAGCAAAAGAGTATATGATCCGAAAAACTCTAACCGCACTTTTTATCCTTTGCCAGACGCAGATAAATGGCCGATTGTCGTTGCAGTTCGCATGAGCTTGTCTTTTCCGATACTTTTATCGGCAGTACCTTTGTACGCAATCGATCAGACGCTTAAATCAGTCAAAGAAGTGAGGGATTACAATAAACATAATGAGGAAAAAAAGCCTATGCCTGTCTCTAAAGTTTGGTTTTCCGATGGTGGCATTTCCAGCAACATGCCTCTGCATTTTTTCGACTCATTTCTGCCGCAACACCCGACTTTTGCCATCAACCTAACCGATAAACGTCCAGATGCAGATGAAGGCAATCTCAAGCCTTCGCCTGAACCTGGGTTCGAAAAGTGGAGAGTTTCTTTGGCAGACGGAAACGACAAAGGCGTGGAAAGATATTGGAAACCGCCTACGGGGAGTGGACTCGATGGACTATTCGAGTTCCTGTCGTCGATCATAGAAACTATGCAAAACTGGCGGGATGAAATTCAGTTTTCCTATCCCGGTTATCGCGATCGGATAGTACAGATCAGCCAATTGCAGGAAGAAGGCGGGGTAAACCTGAATATGCCGACAAAAACGATCGAAGCCCTCGGCAATGCTGGCGAGAATGCGGCGGAACAATTGATAAATCGCTTTATTAGTGGTGGCGGCTGGGACAATCACCGTAAGATTCGTTTGCGTAACCTCCTAGCCCAGCTCGAATTCAAGCTGGATGATCTAGATGCCGACCAAGCCGACGCATGGCAAACATTTCTGGATAAAAATGCAACCCAGAAGCCTTACAAAATGAGTCCCGAAGAAAAGCAATTAGCTAACGAAACCTTAAAAGCGCTCGTGGATATGGCTATGAATTTTCAGAAAGATCGCTCTGTAACGCTGACAAAATCAGCACCGCTCCCTTTTCCGGACCTTCGCATTACCCCACGGTATTAGCTCTGTAGGTCGGGCGACATCTTTTTCGTCGCCCGACATTTCGATAAATGTAGGCGTCGGGTTAAAACAACAGCATGCCTGACCTGCAAAATCCTGCCTGTTACCTTGACTTGTATCGACTTAGATATACAACACACTCATGAACTACATTGTCGAGCAAACGGAAAGTTTCGCCAAATGGCGTTCTGCATTGCGCGGTTTACGCGCTAAAGTGGCGATCGCCCGGCGCCTCGAGCGTGCCCAGAACGGGAACTTGGGCGGTCGGCAGCGGTTTGTTTGTACTGTTGCTCGCCGGTGGCGATAAGTCCCCCCAGCAAGCGTATATTCAACGCTTTTTGACAAACCAGTCCAAACACTTTGGCAATTGTTTTATGGTATTGCGGCCTAAATGCGGATTTTTTAGGATCGGCGATGAGGGATGGAACCGATACAGCGAGCATTGGTCAATCCTTTGCAGCCAAAATGGGTATACTGAAGTTGGCTAACTATAAATCATGTAGCCAATAATGAAAAATGCAATGTAATCGCGAGCCAGGATGTTTCGCGAAAGTTAAATGGTGTCGACCTGTGTGACCACATCCACATCGAGACCCAAATTCCCTAATCTTCATTTGGAATAGTAAATATTTGTAATGTACCAGTTTTTTTTCCCACTAGGAAGGTCCAAAACCACCTCATCATCGATTTGCTTTTTTATACAAGCATGTGCCATAGGCGAATCGGTAGATATGTAATCTTTTCTACCGTATATTTCCTCCGGTCCAACTATTCTAAATTTTAGTATATTGTCTTCATCATCTACCAGCTCTACCCAGGCACCAAAAAAAACTTTGCCTTCTTGGTCTGGGTGATAGTCAACGATCATAACTTCTTCTAATATTTTCCTTAAAAAGCGAACTCTTCGATCAATTTCTCTCAGTCTACGCTTGTTATATTGATAGTCTGCGTTCTCAGAGCGATCCCCAAGGCTCGCAGCCCAAGTAACAATCCTAGTTACTTCTGGTCGCTCTTTCCGCCATAGATTATCAAGTTCTTGCTGCAACTTTAGACAACCTTCTCTTGTTATGTATTTTTTTTTCATATCAGAGAAATTCTAGGGCTTTTTTTATGGCATCTAGTGTCGCCACCTTAAAAACAGGGCTGTTATTTGAATCAATTAATTCTCCGTATTCATTTGCAGTGAGGTTCCATTTTTTTTGAAAAGAAGAGGACAACAAATATTCCAAAGCTCTTCGCTCTTGATCGCTGAGTTTATATTCAGTCTCAGTTAGTGCATGTTTATGATCATAAACATCAATCCTTAAGTTGGGTGGCAATATTTCGCTTAATTGTTTTTTTGCAGCACGAAGCTCAGAAGCCTGGATTTTTACCAATAATTTATGCTTGGGATTCGAAATCTCCTCAATCCAGTCCTCTTCCCTTCTTGAGAGTTTAGCTACGTCCTTTACAGGATTTTGCTCAGAGAAGCATTTAATTAGCGCTCTGTATTTTTCGCCAGATTTATTACGAATGCTTTGTGCTTTAGGGACACCTCTTTTGTAGCCTAGTCTTTCAATAGCGGCGATTGAGTAATCATCAATACCTCGCTCCTGCTGCTCTATGCAAACCTGATATATTGAATCAAGTGTTTCACAAACCTTTGGTGAGGCTTTCTCTTTTAATTTAATTAACAATAGCTCAGGACTCATGTATTAATTCCCAGGTAACTTTTAGTTAGAACTTGTTATTAGCTGAATTTCAAAATTTGAAATTTGCTCCGAACCCAAAAGATTTTCAAGTTTCACCTCACAGTTGACCACCTGTTCAATTCGATTCCAAGTTTTCAATCGACTTTTTAATAACTTAAATAACTCATTTCCAGCTTTAAGTTGTTGATCTTCACTCATTAGAAAGAGGCTTGGTGCCAAATCATTAAACAATGCCATACGATCAAGAATTTGTGTTCTTGGTAAAATTGCATTTTCAGCGCTGGCAGAATGGTAAATTGTCGCGTTTTCACATACTTCTTGAAGTTGCTGAAAATAACTTACCTCTTCCAACTCAATCTTTATTTCTGAATTTGGCATCGTTATTAATGAAAAACTCTGTTCTTCATCATGATATATTTCATTATTTAGCAGGGATTGACAACGCTGTATATGGCTATAACTTGCCTGTAAATCACATAAAAGCATATCTAATTTTTTGGCCGCGCTTTCATAATCTGATTCAAGTCTTCGCTCTTGAATTTCGAGTTCTTCCCTTTGAGATGCGTCATATTTTTCTTTTTTTAAATTTGCCAAGTATTCTTCTTTTTCTAGCTTATTCAGTTTAATTCGAATGCTTTCAATTTCAGTTTGAAATGAAGAGCATTTAGAAGATTGGGTGTTAGACTGAAGTAATATTTCATTTGTTACAGATAATATTCCTCCAAGAAAAGCTGGACCGGTAATAAAATGACGACACCTTAAACAATTTTGTGTCCCCAGATAACCCGAGGGAGTCGGCGCATAAACTTGAGTGGAACCAATTACTTCTCCGCCATCATCACATTTTGATGCCGCAAAAGGACAAATACCATAATCTCTAAATACATAATTTCCAGCAGGCACATCATTTGTCAGAGATTTTAATAAATCTTTATTATTCGCAATAAGACGGTTTTTAATTTCTTCGATTTTGTTTTGTTCGATAATTTTTTGAGTCGCATTCGCTTGGGACTTTAGGGCAAGCTTTTCGCCTTCTTCTAATTTTTGCTTTAGATCATTATGCGAGACTTTGCAGTAGTAAATTGACATAACTACTGATGAGTGACCCACTACTTTCATAACCACTTCAATAGGCATCCCCATTTCCATAACATAAGCCGTGATTAAACTTACACGCATTGAGTGGGGTGTAAACCTCGAAGAATAATGCGATAAAGTTGATTCATTACCTTTTAAAGTAGCCAAGGTTAAATTTGAAGGTTGGATATGATAAAGCGCTGCAGCTAATCTTTGAGTAAGTGCTGATGATACATTTTTAGGTTCAATATCTTTATAAGCCCTAAAAAGAAAGCAGTTTATGCCCTTTGCCTTTAGCTGTAATTCATTAAGATTTGTTCTGGTACACTCTAACCAACTAGTTGGTTGTGTGATGGGATTATATATTTCCTGCCACTTCCTAAGTTTTACTAACCAATATGCTAGATCTTCGGGCATCCATGGTATCGAATATCCTTCGCCATTATTGCTGGTTTTATTAGTGGTAACAAACATTCCTATAGCGCTATCTGGAAAGCGCTTTATGAATGACTGGTTTTTCGTCATGGTTGCAAATTGCCCGTCATTTTCCAGCCAAATTATTTTTCCATGATCATCAGTATCTGCTATGAATTCGTCACCTTCGCCAGAGTCGTTGTAAGCTATTTGCCTTCCTCTTAGCGGAACCTTTGTAAGAGCAAAAGTATGAATCCAATCAGTTGGCACCCATATTAGATATTGACCATCAATATTTCGATACACACAGTCTGGATTATCTTTATCTATTTCTTGAGGATTAACTCTCACCCAATCCGCATCAAATTTTTGTAAATGCTTTAGATCTCTAAAATTTTTCGCAGATTTTGGTATTATCCATTCTTGAGCTTTCTTTACAAAGTGATATTGAAGGTAGGGTTTAGTTGTTTCGGATCTTTGAGGGGAGATAACACTTTGATCCGTCAGGAGAAGAGAGAATGGGTTTCTAGCATCAAAAACCCTCACTATCTCACCTGTATCTTCGTCTTCAATCGTAAGATCTTTGTTGATTACATAATCTAAAAATTGATTTACTGAAAGGATAACGTTTCGACGCAAATTTTCCGTACCAAAACCATCTAGAATCTTTCTGAAAGGTTTTATATTCACCTTATCTTTAGTAAGTAACTCCTCTGGTGAGAGACTTTTATCGTACTGCTCAATAAAAAGCCTAACAAAACGACAAAGGTGGGAAATTTTTGAGCCCCCGCCCTTGGCATGTTTCATAAACTCATTAATTTTTACGGTCCAGGCTGAAAACTCTGGCGCAATATACTCAGGTTTAAACGGTTCAGGTTTATGAAGAAATTTATACCAATTCTCCCATTCAGCGGCATAAGCCGTTTGAGGATCAAGCGGAAGCGTAGGATCTTTTTGATCACGTAAAAATCGTTTATATTCATTTGCATTTTTTAAATTCAATGAATGGATTATTGATTTAAGATCTTGATAGGGAATAAAATCCGGGATATCGAAAAAATCATAATAACTCACCCATTCGTCAGCATAAACTCGCTCGGGATGAGCCGGGAAACCAGCGAACGCTTGGTAACGTTTTTTATAATCGACAGTGTTTGTAATACCATTTTTTTTTACAGGCTACCTTTAATTCAACTAATGAATAACTATTTTTATTAAAGATACTTTTATTTTCTAAGGAAAACTTCCTAATAGATTTTGGTTTAATCATTCGGTTTCCTTCATTTTATTTCGGACATCTTCGTTTGTAGGTTTGATATATACAAGACAAGAAGTTGGGCTTTTATGATGCATCGCTTTCTGAATTTCGATTTGATCTAGTCCAAATCGACGAACACGATAACCATATGCATGGCGATGACCATGCTCTGTTGTACCATATTCTTTTTTACACACTAATCCTATTTTTTCGACCGCTCTCTTATGTAGTCTTTGAAAGTTTTTAACCGTTTCAGGTTTGCCTTTCGAATTTGTAAACGCGTAAGGATTGAAATCAATCCCATGAGGTTCTACCCGTTGAAATTTTAAATAATTAACCCAGGTTATTAAAAATTCTTTCGCCTTTTCAGGAGGACAAAAAATAACCTCAAAATAACCTTTGTTACTTGTTAGTAGTGGGGTTTTCCAACCAGCATAATAACGTTCCGACAACCTATAAGTATTTCTAGGTTTATAATTTGTTTCTGCCAATAAATATTCAGCTCTGATTTTGTAATGTGGATCTGGAGAAACTCCAATCTCAGGATGAAAAACCCTAACTAATGCTTCATCGGGATGATTAGGATTTTGAGTTATGTCTGAAACATATATGTGAAAAACTTCACTCTTTCTTAATCCACCATAATTCATAAGCATTGTTATTGCCTGAGCCTTATAGTCAGGAATATCTTTCTTTTGAAAACCTAAAAATATAAGTCTTTCAATCTGATCTTCAGGAAACCTTATTACTTTTTCATTATCAAATTTATTTTCAGAAAAGTTCCCAATTATTCTAACTCGTTGGGCCTCATGTTTAGCTTTTTGAATACTTGTTAGATGATTAAGAAATACATTTGACTGTTTATGGTAATAAGCACACCAATTAAGGCGCTCTTCATAGCTAGATGCCTTCCTAAAGGGATTAAATCTTGACGACGAATAACCGTCTTGCAACGCTAAAAAATCCGTATAGTGAGTAATATGAAAAAGGATGTTATTAGCATCTCTGTTTTTTTCGGGGTTTCCAATAAAGATCTAATGGGTCATCTATTCTGCTGTAATCGATAGTCCCAGCAATTAGTGCCTCTGTAAAAGATTTCAATAGTTCTGCAATCTTTTCATAATTTGGCACCGCAGTGATGTATTCAATGAGGAGTTTCAAAGAAAAAACTGATCGTTCTTTCCATGATTCACTTTTAGCGTTAAACCATGCCAAGTACCTGAGATGAGAGACAATCAATCCTTTTTCGGTAAATAACCCCGGCAGATTGAAAATTTGTCCACTTTCAGAGTCTTTGTAATTGATATGTATTTTTTTGACGAATGGCAT